CTTGCAACAACAATGGTTGTGGATGTGGATATAACACAACAAGCCAATTTATTTAATAGCATATAGTCGATTACGACACGCTCGATTACGAGAACTTGCAAAGATGGTTACATAAGTAACCAAAAAAGGAGATAGACAAGTTCTATCTCCTTTTTTAAAAAAATAATTAGAAAAAACACAATATTTTTGCTTTTTTGTAGAAAAATTGCAAAAAATAACAAAATAATTGTTTTTTTGGCAATTATTATTTGAAAGGAGAAAGATAAAACAATGATTGAAACAATTATAAATGAACCTCTTGCGTTGCCAAGTAATGCAAGCCCAATAACTTTTGATGAAACTGACATTAGAACAAGATGTGCTACTTGTAATTGCAATGGTTGGCTAGATTATTCAAATGGTAACCCTAATTTTAAAATCTTTGGAAATGGATATACAGGTTATTATGATGTAGAATTTAGTGCTTCCGTTAGCACTGCAACTGCAGGTGTTGTGGCAATAGGTCTTTTTCAAGATGGAGTATTAATACCTGATACTGTAAGAGCAGTAACAATAGACACTGCAGATGATTATGAAACTATTTCTTTTGATAAGAAATTAAGAGTATGTCCTCGTGGAACTACTAATATATCAGTTCAAAGTGTTCCAAGCGTACCAACGCCAACTGACCCAACAACGCCAATATCAACTACACAAGCAATTATAACAAATGCTACGTTTAGCATATCTAGGATATAGATGAGAAATAACTTAGATTTGACATCTTTGATTTTGCAATTGTATAGTGTCATTTTACTATTACAAGATTATAACAACAAAGATTTGATGAATGAACTTCAATGGCAAGATGAAGAATATTTAAAGAAGATTATTAGACAAAACGAGCAAATAATAGAACTCTTAAAGAAAGGAGACCAAAATGGAAGATAAACTACTAGAAAAAGTAGATGAAAAAATACAACATATACTTGATGAAGATATCAATACAACCAACCTAGAATACCTTTATAAATTATCTAAAATTAAGCATATGACAAAGGAGGATAAAGAAATGAATTATGGTGCAAGAAGACCAGGATATGACACATATGGTCGCAACTATGGTGAAGGATATGGAAACTATGGTGAATACAATTATGGAAACTATGGGAACTATGGAGCAAACTATGGTAGAAGAGGAAGAGATATGAGATATCGTGGTGAAGATGAAATGGATAGAATGTATAGTGATTATGGAAGATATCAAGAAAGTCGCTCAAGATATGGAGCAGGAGAAGAAACAGATAAGTCTTTTCACTATATGGTAAAATCTCTTGAAGATTTCATTAAAGTCCTATATGAAGAAGCACAAGGACCACAACAACAACAAATGTTAAGAGAAACATTACAAAGAAGTATAATGTAATATGTATAGGTATCACAACAACAATGCTTTAGGACTATTTGAAAACGATTGCACAATAAGAGCAATTTCTACTGCCACAGGTAACACTTGGGATGATACATACAAACATTTAAGCAATATAGCAAGATTACAAGGCACTATGATGGATGATAGAGACTTTATCCGTGATTATTTAGATGAAAGATATGAAAGAACCTATGACATACCAAGATATGTAGGTGAGGTAGCAGGAGCCTATCCTGATAATATTCTATTAATTACAATGAATGGTCATATAACCTGTTCTAAATATGGTGTAATCTATGATAGTTTTGATTGTAGAGACAGGGTAGCCGAGTATTGTTGGATAGTAAAATAAGAAGCTTGTTGCTTCCTTTTTACTATTGTGTTATAATTAATTTGAAGTCAAACGTATAAATGATTTCACCCGTATTGGCACATTAGCCGTATGCTATCTTTATAGGTAGCATTGAGTAGATATAGTGAAGCCTATATATAGGATTAACTAGCAGTTATTAATAGGAACACTCTAGTTTATTATGTAATATACTTCGTATATATAATTTTGCTAAAAACGATTATTCTTGTCGGGATAAAAAGAGCCTTTAATAACAAAAAGTGTATATAAAAAATGGGAGGCTAGTTGCATAACTATTATATCTATTCAATGGTACTTATAAATTAATAGTGCCCCCTTTAAAGAGCGTTTGCTCTTTTTTTCTTTCTATGATAAAATTATCTAAAGAGGTAGAATAATGATAATAGCAGTAGATAAAAACTCATATCAAGTAGCCGAAGATGACGGCAATAGATATATTTATTTATATGAAGATGAAGATTTAGAAGATTTAATGAAGACAAGACTACATTGTATTCAATACAAAGACTTTAAATATGCCGATATAAACTTAACTGACTATAATATAGATTGTCTTAAAAGAGCAAAAATAACTGATAAAGACTGGAAACGCTTAGATAAAAAGAAATATTATAAAATAGGAATTATTATTCCTAACTATAATTACGAACACACAATAGAGAAATGTTTAAACTCGATATTAAATCAAACGTATAGTAATTATGAAATTATATTCGTAGATGACTGTTCTACCGATAATTCGGTAAAAATAGCAGGCTCAATATTTGCTAAATATGTAAAAAAACAATTAAAAGGGCTTGATAGTGTAAACACTCTAAAGAAAATGTCTCCGTATTTCAAGATAGTAAAACTAAAACAAAAACGTCTTAATGGTGGAGCTAGAAATGAAGCTTATTTACATTTGAGTAAAGACGTAGATTACGTTTATTACATAGATAGCGACGATTGGCTATATGATGAATATGCTCTAGAAAAGATAAATAATAAACTACAAAGTAACCCTGACGTATTATTTGTAGGAATAGCCGAATATAAGAACGACAAAACAAAAGTAAGTGATATTCCTACTTATACCGATAAATACGAAGCTATAAGAGGTTGGAGCGGTAGTTGTGGTAAAGTAATCAAAAAAGAATTAGCTACAAGGCAAGAATGTTTATACAATGAGGGTACTTTAAAGGAAGATAAAAACCAACATTGTAAGATATGTATAAATATGAAAACATTTAACTGTTTAAAAGAATTAATCTATGTATGGAATAAAGATAATTTTAAGTCAGTAACAACATTAAGAAGTAATATTCTATGGCAAACTTCTACAATAAGACATTATGCGGATACTAAAGAATTATATTTAACTTATAAAGGGCAAGATGAACGTATAGATGAGATATTAAAACATAGACTAGAATTATGTGAAAAAGAGTTAAAAGAGAACGGAGATAGGCAATGGTAAAGTTAAGTTTAGTAATTCCTTATTATAATGCTTATGAGTTTACTGAAAAACTTTTAGAAACTTTAATACCACAATTAACTGAAGAAGTAGAGGTATATTTAATAGACGACGGGTGTAATGAAACTAGATTAGATAAACATAAGGAAATAAATATAATTCATTTAAAAGAAAATAAAGGACCTGGATATGCTAGTAATACAGGTATAGAAAAATCTAAAGGGGAATATATTGGCTTTATAGATAGTGACGATATGATATCTAATGACTATATTGAAGAATTAATAAAAGCTATAGATAACCATAAAGAAGAGGTAATATTTATGGATTGGGAAGACATAGCAAACGGGTATATAGTAAGAAGACCTAGCAATTACGCACCTTGGAAAGCTATTTATAAAAGAGAAATATGCCCTATGTTCCCTAACGAATGGATGTATCATTATGACGTGCCATTCTTTGACAAGTTAAATAAAATGCAGTATTCAAGGCATTATGTTGATAAAGTATTGTACTATTATAATTCACAAAGACCTGGAAATCTAACCGAAAGGAAAGAAAATGAGCTTAATTAAAGTAGAAGTAATAGAAGATTTTGATTTAAAAGACTTTTCTAAAATAAAAAGCTTAAAAAGAAGATGTATGGAATATCCTAACAAACTATTTAAAGGCGATATGTTCGAATGTTCTAAAGAAACTTGTGAATATTTAAGTGGTAAAAATAAGTATAAAAAGCCTTATATAAAAGTAATTGAAGTTAAACCTTAAAGTGCTATTTGCACTTTTTTTATTTATATGATATACTCTAGGTAGAGTTGTAATTAAACAACTTTATATTAAATCTTTATGGTGGAGTTGACCACTTGAAAAAATCTATGGGAGGAAATATATGAAAGATTTTTTAGAAGCATTAGAATTAGGAGAAGAAAAGTATAAACTATCAAAAGAGGAGATTAAAAGTATTATTGCTAAACACGGAGAATATATAAATACAGAAAAAGCAAAACTAGAAAATGAATACAAGCAACAAATCGAAGATAGTAAAGCTACAATTGAAGATTTAAAAACTCAAATTGAAAAAGCTCCAAAGTCCGATGAAATGGAAAATCTAAAGACTACAATAGCTAATATGGAAGCCAAAGAGCAAGAACGTCTAGCTAAAGAAAAAGCCGAAGAAGATGACAAAGCTCTAACAAACAACATTATTCAAGCAATTGGAGATAAAAAGTTTGTAAATGACTTCACTAAAGAGGCAATTGTAAAACAAATTAAAACCGCTTCAAGTGATGAAGCAAATAGAGGTAAGTCATTTAAAGACTTATTTGACGAAATAACAAAGGATAAGAGCGATATATTTGTAAACCCAAATCAAATGGTCGATATGCCAAGTGTAGATGAGAACGTAGAAACAGTAGTCTCAAAAGATGATTTTGATAAAATGGGCTATATGGATAGAGTAGCTTTAAAAGAAAGTAATCCTGAGTTATTTAACAAATATAATAATATGTAATAATTAAGGAGGAAATTAAAAAATGGCAACAGGAATGACAAAAATGGCAACAATGATTGACCCTGAAGTAATGGCACCAATGATTAGTGGTAAAATTGCAAGTCAAATCGTTGCAACACCATTTGCAAAAATTGACACAACATTAGCAGGAAGACCTGGAGATACAATCACAGTACCTAAATATGAATATATAGGAGACGCTGAAGATTTAGCTGAAGGTGTAACTGCTGATAAAACACAATTAACAACTACAAAAGCTTCATATAAAGTTAAGAAAGCAGTAAAACAAGTAGAATTAACTGATGAAGTAGTATTAAGTGGGTATGGAAACCCTGTGGGAGAAACAAACTCACAATTAGCAAAAGCAATAGCAAGTAAAGTTGATGAGGACGTTATGGACGAGCTAAAAACTGCTCAATTAGTATATACTGCTCCAAGTGACATTTCATACAACAACATTGTTGACGCAATTGATAAATTAAATGAGGAACAAAACGTAGAAAAAGTTATGTTCATTCACCCTAAACAAGTATCAACATTAAGAAAGGACGCTAATTTCATTTCTAATGACAAATATCCAAACAATGTCATTATGAAAGGCGAAATAGGAATGATTGCTAACTGTAGAATAGTAGCAAGCAAAAAGGCAGTAAGTGATGATAAAGCATACTTCCTAAACCCTATTGTAGAATTAAAACCTCAAGATGAAACAGGAGACGAAATCTCCGCAGTAACAATTTATCTTAAGAGAGATACAAACGTTGAAACTCAAAGAGAATTAGGAAACTATACTACATTAATCGGTGCTGATAAGCATTATGTAGTAGCTTTAACTGACAATTCAAAAGTAGTATTAGCTAAGTTTGACGCTAGTGGCGTAAGCTTATAAGATTAGGAGGCATTTATGGAGTTTAGTGGACAATATCTAACCTATCAAGAATATAAAGGGCTAGGTGGCACTTTAGACATAATGCCTTTTAATTTACTTGAATTAGAAGCTAGAAAAACAATAAATAAATATACATTCAATAGATTAATAAGTCTTGAAAGCCAAATACAAGAAGTAAAATTATGTGTTAATGGACTAATAACAATACTAAATATCTACAATACTGATTTAAAACGCAATAGAGCCGTATCTAGCGAGAGTATAGACGGGTATAGTGTAAGTTACTTAGGAACGTCAATTGAGTTAGAAAAGGGTAAAACAAGCGAAATTAAAGGTATAGTAGAAAAATGGTTAAGTGGATGTAAGCTTGAAGACGGAACACCTTATTTATACAGGGGTGTTAAATGAAAACAAACAATAGTTTAACTATATATCATAAGACATTCGATAAGACTACTAGACTAGAAAAATGGACTAGATATAACTATCCGAATGTGTGGTTTTTCGGCAATGAGAGTGCTACTATTAGCGAGGGTTATAACTCAAAAAATAGAGTGGAGATAAGAATACCATTGAATGAAAGTATCAAGAAAGATAACTTTGCAAAGGGTGACATTATAGTAAAAGGCACTCTCGAAACCGATATTAATACACAACAAGATTTAAGTGGTCTTATTTATAATATAACAAGTATAAGTTGGAATGACTTTGGGGAAGAGCCTCACATACATATAGGCGGAAGATAATGTTTGAAGTTAGATTAAAAATGGAGCCTGATGGCGTGATAATGGCTAATCTAGGAATTGAGCCAAACGGAAGAGTACAAAGATTTTTCACAAATACTTGTGCTAGACATATGGATAAATATGTTCCGTATGATACAGGTACTTTAGCTTCTACTGTGGAAGTTGGTAGCGATACAATAACGTATGACCAACCTTATGCAAAAGTTGTTTATTATGGAATTAGAAACGGGAAACCTTTAAACTATTCTACTGATAAACACCCATTAGCCTGTTCTTATTGGGATAGACAAATGGTAAGTGCGGAAATGCAAGATATTGTAAAAGAAGTTCAAGACTATGCTAGAATGGGAGGACTATAATGACAAGAATAGAGGCGTTGCGATTATATTTATTTGACGTTTTAGATACTCTTACGGAAAGCGAATATCAAATAAATGCTAATATGCTTGGTAAGATAGGAGACTATTCATTAGATAAAATACCAACGCAACCTGTAGTAAGAAGTTGGGTAAACGGAACAAAAGTTAAAAGAGATGTTTATTCGTTCCGTAGTAAAAGAACATATTCACAAGACACAATAAATAATTTGAATAATATTGGCTTTTTTGAAAAATTAGAAGATTTAATTGAAAGTAATAATAGAAAAGGTGTATTGCCTAACATTGACGGCATTTTAAAAATAGAATGCTTAAATTGTGGTACGCTTAACGTAGCAGGCACAAATGAGGCAATATTTAATATACAAATACAAATAGAATATTTGATGGAGGTAAATGATGATAAAAATATTAGCGAGTAAAGACTTTTGGTATAAAGGCGAATATATTATTAAAGACGAAGAAATAAAGAACTTATCTTATGAGAATATTGTAGCTTTAAATGAAAAAGGTTTTATTCAACCTCTATCTACTAAAGATTTAGTTATGATAAAGCGAGAACTAAAGAAGGAGGAAAAGAATGGAACAACTATTTAGAGACCAATTTCAACACTTTATAAACACAAACACAATAGTTGGAGAAACTTCTAGCCCTACTTGGACTAGAGAGGGTACAGGTGTAGAAAGCCTTGAGTTAGCATTTAACCCACAAAAGGACACTTATAAAGATATAACTAGAAGAACTTCACAAACTACTTTTAAAAGTTATCAAATAAGTTCATCAGTAAGTGGTAAAAGATGTTTTAAAGGTGATGATATGTATGCTTATTTAAAAAATCTTAAAGATTTAGCAATAAGTGCAAATACACAAGACCTAGAAATAGACACAACTGACACAGTTACTGAGGGTGTTTATAAAGCTATAAGATATGATATCTTAATAACAATAAGTAGTTGGCTAGGAGAAGACGCAGTAATTGCTTATGATATAGATTATACAAATCCTGTGCAAGGAACAGTCACACTTGCAGGAGGAATACCAAGCTTTACACCAACTGCTAGTTTATAAAAGGGCGAAGCGAGTAATCGCTCGTCCTTATTTTTTTTAATAGGAGGTAGCAAAATGGAAGAGAAATTAACATTAAAGAATAAAACAAATATTTTAACAATTAAGATATACAGGGAAAATGGGGAATACACAGGTAATGATTTAATATTTAATTTAAAGGATATTGAATTAATCGGTAGATATGATGAAATGCACCAAAAATTAACAAATAATACAAAATGGTATGATAATCAAAAAATAATCATAAACAAACAACAAGACTTTCAACCTAAAGATAGTTTAATAAGTAACAATCAAAAGAAACTATATGAATTAACAAAAGAATATTTAAAAAAACAAACAAAAGCATTTGAATTATTTTTAGGAGACGGGGCAATTGATAAAGTTCTAGACGGAGGAACATTTGATATTGATAGTATAATGATTATAAGAGAGTACATTGAAGAACAAATAATGCCTCATTTAAAAGTCACTAAAGAAAATATAACAAAAGAAATTAAGGATAAATATAATCTAGACGTTAAAGAAGAAGTGCTAGAATAATGAAATATCCAACAAGTGTTAAAGCTAATGGAAAGATATACCATTTAAATAGCGATTTTAGGACTGCTATTGAATGTAATAGAATATCTATGGATAATTCTATACCAAGTGTAGAAAAGACGCTAGCGGTCATTTATTTGCTTTTTGGAGATGAGGGGTTAAATGATACTGAAAACTATGAAGAATTATTAAGACTTGGCGTTAAGTTCTTAATGTGTGGTAATGAACCTAAAGATACAGGAGAAGAGCCTGATATGGACTATATACAAGATGAAAAATATATAGAAAGTAGTTTTAAGTATGATTATGGATATGACCCTTATAAAATGGAATATCTACATTGGTGGGAGTTCTTTAATGATTTGAATAACCTGTCGAATAGTGAAATGGGCGATTGTTGTATTTTAAATAGAATACGCAATTTAAGAACTTATGATACTTCTAAAATAAAAGATACTAAAGAAAGACAAAAAATAGAAAAAGCAAAAAAAGAAGTAGCATTAAAGAAAAACGTAAATAAAAACTTTACAGAAGAACAAATAAAAAATAATAAAAAGTTTTATGAACTTTTAGAAAGGAGATAGCCTATGGAAAATGCTTTAGTATTAAAGACTAAACTAGATACTAAAGACTTTACTAAACAAATAGAGTATTTAAAAGATGAAGCCGAAGACCTTAATATGATACTAGCAGATAAGAATAAATTAGATGACGCAGACGCTAGAAAATATGAAAAAAGGTTAGAACAAGTAAATAATCAATTAAATACGTTATATAAAAAACAAAATGATATAAATAGTCAAGGCTTTAAAAGAGTTCAAACTACACTTGAAAATGTAAATAAATCGGCTTCTAACGTAGGTAAAAGTATTGTTAGATGGGGTTTAACATTATTAGGTGTAAGAAGTGCTATGGCATTAATACGTGGTTCTATGTCAACATTATCGCAATATGACGAGCAATTAGCTAAAAATATGGAATATATAAGATATGTAATAGCAATGGCTTTAAAACCTTTAATTGAATATATAATTGATTTAGTATTTAAGTTATTACAGTATATAAATTATATTTCGGTAGCTTGGTTTAATGTTAATTTATTCGCAAATGCAAGTGCCGAGAGTATGGAAAAAACAAACAAGTCCATAAAGAACGCAAGCAAGAGTATGAAAGAACTTAATAAAGATATGTATGGGTTTGATAAGATTAATAAACTCACTTCTCAAAAAACTGCAAGTGCAGGAAGTACAGGTACACCATTGCCTAGTACTGATTTATCAAAACTTCTTCCTGACGGAAAAGTCCCTGAATGGTTGAGATGGATAAAAGATAATGGACCTACTTTATTAAGTGTTTTAGCGGGAATAGCAGGAGGGCTAGGTGCTATTAAACTTGGTCTTGGTGGAATTAAAGCACTAGGAATAGGTGCAATAATAACAGGTGTAGTTGATTTAATACAAAGACTTCCTAAATATTTAGAAGATTTAGATAGTTCTCTTGAAAATAACGGAACAACGTGGGAAGATTTTGGAGCTATAATACAAGATGTTGGGCTTATAATTTTAGGTATAGGAATTATTAGTGGTAATGTATATTTAATAATTGCAGGACTTATAATATTATTAATAGGTACAATAGCAAGTCTATATGATAAAATTAAAGAAAAAGTAAATCAAATAAAAACAGTAATAGATATAGGTATTAAAACAATTAGACGAGATACAGGTGTTTTATTTGACGGGATAATAGATAGTGCTGAAACTATGTGGAATACTGTTGAAGATATTTTTGAAGGCTTCTTTAGACCTTTAAAGGACTCGTTTGATGCATTTTTATTATTCTTAAAAGGTGATTTTAAGGGTGCGTTTAAATCGGCTATTAGGGCAATTGTAAATAGTGCTATATCAGTAATAAACTTATTAGTAGATGGTGTAAATGTAATAGCTCTACCAATACGTGGGTTGATTTTAGCTTTAAATAAAATACAAGGTAAAGATGTCCATTTAGATGAAATAAAAATACCAAGAATTAATTATGCATATACAGGAGCTATAATTAACTATCCAGGCAAAGGCGTTCCTGTGGGAATGAATGTTCGTGGAGGAGAACGTGGAGCCGAAGGTATTCTACCTCTTTCGGACGAAACTGCTATGGAAAGAATTGGAGAAAAAATAGGTAAACACGTTAAAGTAAATATTGATTTAACAACTGAATTAGACGGAAGAATATTAAATAGAAGATTACAACAGGTAAATGCTTCAAATACTTTTGCTAGGAACGGAGGGTAATTATGGCTAATATAAAAACAATAAGTCAAACATATCCTATAACTGCTTTTAAAAATACACTAGAGCCTGCTTGGGGAGAAGACGCAGGAAGAAATACAAATAGTGGTAAGTTTAGCGGAACTTTTAAAGGATATTATACTAATCTGCATATAGAAGTTGGACCTTTAACTAAAGCACAAATGAAATCATTTAAAGCTATATTCGAAGTACCAATAATTTCAATGACATATCCCGACGCTCATAATAATGCCGATAAGACTGAAAGCTTTTATGGAACTTCATTAACCGCAGAAACACAATATTGGGACGGTAAATACGAGCCGTTTTCATTCGACTTAATAGCAGTGGAGGCAAGAAATGACGTATGATGAGATAATACAACAAGTAGGAAAAAGAATTAATGTAGCTATTTATTGTACCAAAGACGGCGTAACAACTAGAGTAAGTGATGATAGTATTGAAAAAACAAAATTAATAAATAAAAGTGATTTGTTAGGTACTTATATACATAAATGTGAATTAACTTTAAAAGAAGAAATACAGGGTACAGTATCCGTTCAAATACAAGCAAGATACAATACATATACGCAAACTAAAGCTTATGGACCTTTTTATATTCTTAAGGAACCTGAATATGACGCTAATAAAAAGACGTATGAATATGAATTATATGACGAGTTTGTTAAAGCTATGGTAGATTATGAGCCATTAGAAGTAACATACCCTATAAGCGTTTATAATTACTTTAGTTCATTAGTTACGGAACTAGGTTATACAAACAATGTATCGAGTTTGCCTAACGGAAGTAGAATAATACAAAGTGAATTATATAACGATATAGGATACACATATCGAGATGTACTTGATGATATTGCAGTAGCCAATGGTGTCTTATTTCAAATCAATAACAATACTATAAGCGTAGTTCAACGTGGAACAAATACAATTAATATAGATGATGATATATTAAAAAATGCTAACATAAACTTTGGAGAACATTATGGACCTATTAACTCAATTGTATTAAGTAGGGGTGGAGAAAGTGATAATGTTTTTCAAAAAGATGACGCAAGTATTTCACAAAACGGACTACACGAGTTTAAAATAGTAGATAATCAATTAATGCGTGAAAATGATAGAAGTGATTATTTAAGTGCGTTAGCTACTCAATTATTTGGTATAGAATATGATATATACGATACTGAATTAGTAGGATATGGAGAAATAGACGCACTTGATGAAGTTGTTTTTGAAACAGGAGATAATACGTATACTTCTTATGTGTTTAATGATGAAGTTACGATAACGAGCGGTTATAAACAAGTAATATATTGTGAAACACCTATACAAAGCGAAACTGATTATAAAAGTGCTTCTAAAACTGATAAAACAATAAATCAAGCGTATATCATAACAAGAAAGAATACTGCCGAAATAGAAGAATTGGCTCGTAAGGTTGTAGATGTATCGGCAGAAAAGACAAGCGTAGGTAGTTTGCAACTTGAAAATGCTTATGAGGGTATATTACATAAATTAACAATAAAAGGCTCATTTAGACAATTATTCCCTAAAGATGACGAATACCCAAAAAGTACATTATATCCATTAAGTTCAATATTAATGGTAGATGATACTGAATATGAAATAAGGTTAACACATTTGAATTATTTATCTTCTACTGTATATGACGAGTTTAATTATTTAGATGGGAAAGCTTGGGTAGATAGAAAAGTAGGAATAAATCAAGACGGAACATTATATGAATTGCCTACACCTGTAAAAGAAGATTTAGGGGAAGTTTATTTAGAAGTTAAAAACAACTCAATAATAAAAATGAAGTCATTTAATAATTTAACTTATTATACTGAGTATTTACTCGAAAACAATTATACTTCAACATTTGCTAATCAAGTAGAAGTTAAAAGTAGTTTAGAATTACTAGGAGATAAGATTGAGGCTTCCGTGTCTTCGGTAGCCGATGGAGAAGGAAAAATAACAAGTGCTAGTATAATACTTGCTTTAAATACTGATGAAAGTACTGCCGAGATAAATGCCGACAAAATTAATTTGAATGGCGTAGTAACTGCTAACGAACATTTTAAAATACACGAAGACGGAACAATGGAATGTCAAGACGGAATATTTAACGGAACTATAAAAGGCGGTAAAGTAGAAATAGACGGGGCATATAGTAAAGAAAGCCCTTATATACGTGTTAAAGGTGCAACAACAACTGACCCAACTGATTTACACGAAACAAGAATATGGGGAGAGGGAATTGTTGTATATAATTATCCAGGTATAGAAGACCCTAGTGATAGCTATGCCGAGATAAGAACTGAAATAGACGGAGGATATGCCGAATTAAGAGATGACCAAGTAAATGCATTTGGCTTTAATAACGTATCGTTAGCAAGCAATAAAGAAAATATCGTTAAATATCAAAAAAACGCCCTAGAATTGATAAAAGACATTGATATATATAATTATACCTATAAAGGACAAAGAAGCGAAAAAAGGCGTTTAGGCGTTGTTATAGGAGATGATTATAAGTATTGTGAAGAAATAACTAACGAAAAAAATAATTCAATTGATTTATACTCATTCATAAGTTTATGTTGTAAGGCAATACAAGAGCAACAGGAAGAAATTGAAGAATTAAGAAAGGAAATAGAAAAATGCAAAAAATAACATTTGAAGATTATCCAAGCACAAATACACCAATAGACGCTCAAAACTTAAATCAAGTTCAAACTAACGTTGAAAATGCAATAACTTCATTAGGTAATTCAATAGATGCCACTATAGGTACAATAACAAGCTATTCTACTACTGAAAAAATTGTAGGAACTTGGTTAAATGGAGAAAACGTTTATAGAAAAGTAATCAACACAGGGGAAATATCACAAGCAGATAAATCAGTAGCACACGGAATATCCAATTTAGACAAAATCATAAAAATAGATGGAATGGCAGTTAGTAGTAATGGGTTCTATATGTTGCCTAGAATAACAACAGGAAGCTCGCAAAACTTTGTAGGTATAAAGGTAAGTTCAACCAATGTTGATATAATATGTGGTAGTGCACCAGTATTTAGTGATAGTTGGGTAATATTAGAATATACGAAGAGTTCATAATGAAAGAAGAATATGAGATAGAACGTGAAATAATATTTGCAAGCGAAAATAAAGAAAGATTAAAAGTATTATTTCTTAAAATTAAATTATATAAAATAAGATTTATAAGAAGAAAGTTGAGGAAATAAAATATGAAAGAAAGATTAAAAAGTCCTGTATTTTGGACACAATTAGTATTATTAATTGCCGAAGCATTAAAAATATTCGGCGTATATGAAGTACCAAATGACATTCTAAATAACACTCAAGACGTAATTACATTATTATTTCAAATATTCGCAGGTTTAAATAACCCTACTGATAGGAAGAACTTTTAAATATGGCAAAATATATGACGCCTGACGAGTTTATAAAAGAAACAAACGGAAAAGCTTATGATGTAGACCACGCTTATGGCGTACAATGTGTTGACGGAATAGCCGAGTTTACTGTACTAACAAGTGGTAGCCATAACTTCAATTGTGGTAAAAGTGGTATGGCATACGGGTTATGGACTGATTATGGTAAAAATGGCGTAGAGAAGTATTTTATACAACTTCCTTATAGTGAAGCAAAGCTAGGAGACTGGATAATTTGGAACAAAGGCTCAAAATCGGCACCTAAAAGTCACGTGGCGATGCTATATAAGAAAATATCAAATACAATGGTAAACGCATATGGACAAAATCAAGGCGGAAAAAAAGAGTTTAATTTTAGTAACGCATATACTGACGGAATACTTGGAGTATTAAGACCACGCATATACTTAAGTACATTAAAATATAGAGCATATGTTGAGGGCATTGGATGGCAAGAATGGAAATATAGTGGGGAGATAGCAGGAACACAACACCAAAGTAAGAGATTAGAAGCTATACAAATAGATTATGATAAGGAAGTAGAAGCAAAAGCACATATACAAGAAGATGGATGGGTAGATTATGGAACTATAAACAAAGATACAGTAATAGGTACTCAACACCAAAGTAAAAGACTAGAATGTCTATGTCTTAAAGGAAACTTTAACTTTAGAGTATATATGCAAGATTATGGATGGACTACTTATACAAGAGCTGATGGAATATGCACTTTAGGAAGCGTAGGACAAAGCTTACGAATAGAGGCAATAGAGTTAATTGAGAGGCAATAACGCCTCTTTTTTTAATTTGTAAAAAAATATATTGATTTTATATTAAAATTATATTATAATCTAATTAGAAAGGAGGAAAAATATGGAAACCGAATATATACATATCAATATAAGAAAAGACTTAAAAGAACGTTTAATGCACGAAGCAAAAAAAAGAAACATAAGTTTAAATGCGTACGTTAATTTAATTTTAAGTAAAAGCTTATAGGAGGTAGAAATGAAAAAATTAAGCGAAGAACAACAAACGATATTGCAAGCAATAGATAACTTCATTGAAAAAATGGGTTATAGTCCTAGTGTTAGAGAATTATGTAAGATTACAGGTAGAAATAGTCCTGCAACAATTCAATATCATTTAAGGAACTTAAAACAAATGGGATATATTAATTACAACGAAAAACAAAGTAGAACTATTAGAATTATAAGAAAGGGATAAAAATATGAATGAAAAATTAATAAACATACAACAAACATTAAAAGCACCAAAAAATCAAAGAAATAATTTTGGAGGATACAATTATAGAAGTTGTGAAGATATTTTAGAAGCAGTTAAACCTATTCTAAAAGAAAATAACTTAACATTAAGATTAAATGATGAGTTAGTACAAATTGGAGAAAGATATTATATAAAAGCAACTGCAATACTAACTGACGGGAAAGAACAAATAATCAACACTGCATACGCAAGAGAAGAAGAAACTAAAAAAGGAATGGACGGAAGTCAAATAACAGGAGCTTCAAGTTCTTATGCACGTAAATACGCTTTAAATGGATTATTCTTAATTGATGACGTTAAAGATAGCGACGCTACTAATACAGGAGAAATAACTAAAGCAATGGCTCAAAGTTATGTATTTGAGAGTGGTAAACATAAAGGAGAAAAGTTAATTGATTTAATTAAACAAGAAGATAGTTATATTGATTGGCTTTTATCAACTGAAAAGGGTAAATATGAAACTGAAAAAGAAATGATTTGTTTATTAACAGGACAAACAATACCTACTGAAGAAGAACAAGAAGAAAAAACTCAATTAATGATAGAATTAGATAAATTATTTAGAGAAAAAGATATAGATAGAGATGAGTTCTATTCTAGCCATAATGTAAAAGAAATGCGTAGATTTACTAACCAACAATTAAAAGACGCTATTAAGGAGCTAAAATAATGGATAATGTATATATTAAAAAGGACTATCTTAATGAATGGGTAGCAAAATATTTTGAAAACAAAGATTTAATAAACGTTGAAAATCTATTAAGTTGTATTGAAGATTTAGATAGTGAAGTAAGAGATTTAAAACAACAAATAGATGAGTTAAATAGTAGAATAATCGATTTAAAAAATGAGAAAAAATGGTAGGAGGAAATATGGAAGAAGACAAAAGTATATTAAATGCAATAATTATGTTTATATTCTTAATGTTAATATTATTCGTATCAATAACATTATCAGTAGCGTTAATTAAGTTTTGTATAGAATTATGGAGCAATTATATTTTAGGAGGGATAATATGAAAATAACAAGCGATAAAGAAATTATATTTAGACACGAGAAAGATGGAAAAGTATTTTATTCAATGGGACTTTCTCATAAAACACAAGACGGGAATTATAAAAATGATTATATGCCTGTAAGATTTAGAAAAGGCGTAAGTTTAGAAGATAAAGCTAAAATCAAAATAGAAGAAGCTTGGATAGATTTTTATGAGGGTATGAAGTTTATATTTATAAATAAGTTTGAAGAAATACAACCTAAAGAAGAAAAGAAACAAGATGGCTGGAAAAGTGCTAAAGATATAGAAATAGATGATGACGCTCTACCATTTTATTAGGAGGTAATATGGACTTACAAAATGAAATAGATTATAAGAGTAAATTACTTTATAAAAGTGTAGAAGAATTGGCAAAGACAGGAAAAGAATATGCAAAAGCTTATACTGAATATAGAGTAGCGTTAGCTAAAGAATTAGTCAAGTTAAAAGATGAGGGCTACGCGATTACTTTAGCAGGAGATATAGCTAGAGGAAAACCCGAGATAGCTAAATTAAAGTTTAATGAAATATCAACCGAAGCAATATATAAAGCAAATCAAGAAAGTATAAATGTTCTTAAATTACAAATTAAGATATTAGAAAGTCAAGTTCAAAGAGAATGGGCTAATGAAGAGCAATAGAGCAATAGCAGTTGGTATTTCTCAAGAAACAAAAAAACGTGTGTGGGAACGAGATGGAGGGCGTTGCGTAGTATGTGGTAATTCTTACAACGTAATGCCTAACGCTCACTATATACCACGTTCAAGAGGTGGCTTAGGGATAGAACGTAACATTGTAACCTTATGTACTGAATTAACACCTAACAAGTGCCATAGAAGATTTGATTTTGGTACTAAATTAGAACGTAAATTAATTAAAGAAAAGATACGTGAATATTTAATGAGTAAGTATGATGATTGGGATGAAAGCAAACTTGTATATAGAAAGTGGGATGATTATAAATGATGTATGAAATTAATATGAAGCTTCCTAGCTTAAATGATTATATTAAAGTTTGTAGAACTAATTATAACTACGCAAATAAATATAAGGCTCGTATAGAGCAGGAAATAGGGCTGTTTTTAATGAAAATGCCTAGAATAAGGAAACCTATTAAAATACACTTTACGTGGGTAGAAAGTTCTAAAAAGCGTGATAAAGATAATGTAGCGTTTGCAAAGAAGTTTATACTCGACGCAATGCAACGTTACGGGAAGTTAGAAAATGACAATAATAAGTATATAATAGGGTTTACTGATGATTTTAAATATGAAAAGAAAAATAAAGTTATTTTAGAAATAGAGGAGGTAGAATATGAATAAAATAAGTTTAACTCAAAGAGTATACGAATATATGGAAAGGTACGGAAGTATAAGTTCACTTGAAGCGTTTAGAGATTTAGGTGTTACACGTTTAAGTGCTATTATATTTAATTTAAGAAAATTATACGTTATTGGCGACGAATGGGATGAAGTTCCTAATCGTTGGGGAGATAAAGTAAGATTTAAAAGATATTTCATAAAATAATTTACTAATTTCTTAAAAAGAGGTATAATTAAGGTGTGTAGGGAAAGAAGATTATTTGAAGTGTATTTTAGTCCCTACACACTAAAAGCTAAAGTATACTTCAAATAGTCTTTTTTTAGTTGGAGGTAGAAATGTCAGTAATAAGAGTAATTAAAGACAATAATTATGTCACAATGGGTAAATATCATTTAAAAGAAAGAAAAATGAGTTTAAAAGCAAAAGGTTTATTAAGCCAAATGTTGAGTTTGCCTGACAATTGGGACTATTCAATTGCAGGACTAACAAAAATAAATAAAGAGGGTGCTGACTGCATAAGAAATATTTTAAAAGAACTTGAAACTTTTGGTTATTTAAAAAGAACTCAAATAAAAGATGAAACAGGTAAGTTTGTTGATATTGAATATCTAATATATGAAAAACCGAAAACGGAAACACCGATAACGGAAAACCCGTTGACGGAAAAACCTATGCAATTAAATAATAAAGAATTAAATAATAATAAATTAAATAATAAATATAATATATATGGAACGTTTAAAAGGATAAAGCTAACTCAAGAAGAATATGATAGATTAGTTAAAGAGTTTGGAGAAAGTTTTATAAAAAAGCAAATAGATGAATTAGATAAATATGTAGAAAGCAATAATAATAAAAATAAATATACTAACTTTAATTTGGTATTAAGAAAAGCTATAAGAGAAAATTGGTTTAATAAAAAACAAGAACAAAAGCCTACTTGGTTTAATCAAGAAATACCACAAACTAATATAAATGATGAAGAATGGCAAGGAATGCTAGATAGTTTTAATTAAAGTTTACTATTATGTAAACTTTTTCTTTCTTTAAAAATAAGGGTTTTAATAAAAAATGTAAAAAAATTAAAAAAGTTTTAAAAATAGTATTTACAATTATATAATTATATGATAATATATAATTGTCTTAGGTGAAAGAAGACGGAAATAGGTAGAAAAAATGAAAATAAGCGAATATTTAGAAAGAAAGGGAATTAAAGTTGAATATGATGGAGGGTACTTTTACAAATGTGAATATAAAGGAAATAAAGTTTACTTACAAAGAAACGATGCGTTTAATAGTTGCTTCTCATTATATGTCAATGATGAAATAATTATGACAAAAGCATTATTAAGAACTTGTGTTGGTAGAATAATGAACTTAAAGGAGAGTGAATAGTGTGAAAGTTATTGATGTAGTAAGAGAATATCATTTAGAATTGGTTGAAAAAGAATATAAAGATGTATATGGTGAGATACACAATTTAGTAAATCTTAAAGAATTAGCACATTTAGAAGTTAGAGACTTTTATTATAATCTAAAAACAAATAAAGCAATTATTTGTGTATTAGATATTGAAAAAATAGATAAAAACAAAGGTGTTGAATAATATGTGGACTATAATAGATAAAATAAGTGGAAGTTATAAAGATTTAAAAATAGTTTTAGGTAGAGATTGGGACTATTCAAGAACAACAAGTAAATATGTATATATGTTTTTAGAACAATATACTGATATAAACTTTTTTGGTATGCCAAATAAAAGAGATTATGTAAGAAAGTTAATTGAACAAGGCAAGATTATATATGATGATAATATGTATTAGGAGGTAAATATGGAACTATGGATAAGAAGTCAAGATAGAGAAAGATTAACAATATGTCGTGATTTAAGAATATATAAATCTTTAGAAAAAGATGAATGGTGTATAGAAGATTGCGATTGGCTTGGAAGTTATAAAACAAAAGAAAGAGCATTAGAAGTATTAGATGAAATTGAACAAATAAT